TATAGACCCACAGCCGGTCGGGCATCGACCAGATCACCAAGGACCGTTCCGGATCGATGGTAGCGCGGAGGTTGTTGACGATTTCCGAAGTGGAATAGGTGTTGCGGAAAGTGCGATCGACCTTGTTGCGGCCTATCGGCATTACCTCGCCGTCGATGAACTTGTAAAAGCCGCGCCGTGAATAAAAGAACGTCTGCCGCCCATGCTGGGCAATCCCGCCGTGGCAAATCGCCCCGATCGAACTGGAGACCTTGCGGCGGTCGAAGATGACAGGGCTTCCGACATACTGGAACAGGTGGATTGCCTCTTCCTGGAAGACGAGGCCGTATTCGCCCCCGGCAATGCCGGTAATCGCACCTCCGTCCGGAAGGTCCTGCGTGTCCGACTGGTCGGTCCCCGGGGTCCAGCTTTCGGCGTTGTTGATCGCCGACCAATAGACCCGGTTCTGGTTGGTCGAGTTGCCCCCGAGAAAGACAAAATCCCCAACAATCGCGACATAGGAACAGGTCGGAGGGCTTCCGCCCAATACCGCAGCAGTCCCGGCCGAGAGCGTGAACTTCAGCGGCGCATCGCCGTTGGCGCAAACCACCAGGTCCCCGAACTGGGCAAAGAACCAGTTGGCCGTGTAGGACCCGGCATAAACGCTCGTCGCGGTCGAGGCGGTTAGAGTATAGAGTCCGCTGTTGGTGCCGGAGAGCATGGCGGTGGTGCCATCTTCCCCAACGAAAGCCCCGCCGCCCTTCCAGTCGTAGGGCAGGGCAGCGGTTACCGCTGAGAGCGCCTTGATCGGTTCATAGCCAAGGACGCCGGAATAGGCGTTGCGCGCCTTTACCAGCCCCTCGTGGCCGTGCTCCGGTAGGTCCGGAGACCATGAGCCGAGCTTCATTCATACACCGTCGGCTGCATCATCAGTGGGCCGGCGGGGAGGCGTTTGGCATTGGCTTCGCGCAGGGCCTCGCCAAGGATTTCGTCCTCGGCTCCCTTCCACACCCCGACCCGCTCGTCGTCCTTGAGATAGGCCTCTGCCCTTGCGAGTGAACCAAACAGGTAGAGGTCCGGGTGATCGTCCAGCAGCCAGTTGGTCTGGTTGCCCGAATTGAGCGCGGTCAGCGTCTCGAAGCCCGAGATGACCATCGTGTAAGCGGCGTCTGGTGTCGGGGCCAGAATGAGGCTTTCCCCGACCACCGCATAAGCCACAGGTTGTCCCGATGTGCTGCCGGTGTAGGTGTTCCTCAGAACCGCCTGCGTCATGCCCTGGAGCACGCATTTGGGGTCGGTATTGAGATAGACCGTCTCAAGCTCACGAAAGTTGCTCGGTAGGGCGTAGGTGTCGGTATCGGCCACCGTGTCCTGCGTTGCCGTGCACACCATGTCCGGATTGCGGAGGATGCGGTTCATCCTCGCCTCGAACAGGCGGATGAAGGTCGGAATCCTGGCCGTGAGGTCGGCGCGGTTGAGCCACAGCGCCAGTTCGTCAACGAGCTCGTCGTAGGAGGCGATAGTCATGCGTCCTCCTTGGTGAACTTATCGAGGCGGCGCTTCGTCCATTCCTCGTATTTGGGCTTTTGAACGATGGTGTGGGCGTTGGTCAGGATCTGTTCTGAAAGGTGGCCCACGTCCCAGCTCAATTCATGGTCGAGGAACACCTTGATCCCCGCATCGCGGAGCATCTTGAAATACTTCACGTCCTCGCCGACGCAGCCGATGCCGTCGGGCTTGGCGGAAATCTCGAACAGCGGCCAGAAATGCTCTTTCCCCTGGTCCGCCGCCCACTTTTCGAGGATCGCATAGGTCCGCATGTCCACGAGGCAGAGGCCGAGGCCGAGATGGGCCACTTCCTCCAGTTCCCCCGCTTCGGCTTTTTCCTTGGTCGTCCACACCAGGTCCATCTGGTCGTCCTCACCCCGTTTGGAGGCGGTCGGAGACGTAGGAGAGAACCTTCGGGCGTAGTTGCAGCCCACGACCAGCTTGGAGCGCGAGAGGAGCATTAGCAGGGCTTCGGCGGGAAAGACGTGATCCGCGTCCATCCACAGCATGTAATCGGCTTCCCAGTTGATCGCTTCCACCACAAGGCGGTTGCGGCTTTCCGGGAGCAGGGACGAGGATACGATAAAGGTCTCGAACTCGATTTGAACCGGCTCTCCGTCCAGTTCGATCCGGGCGCTCATCGAATGAGCAATCAGCGCCGCGAGGCACTGGCAGAACTTCGCCTCGACCTGACGGTGGGCGGGAATGCAGAGGGCTACTCTCAAAGTCTGCCTTTCCACGTTCTGAAGCACTCATTCGCCGGGTCGTTGGCCCAGCGCTTCCACGCCTGCGGATCGTGGAACCAGCCCTCGTTAAAAGCCTGGTTCAGGACCTCTTCTGGAATAAAGGCGGCGTGGCGGAAGTCCTTGCCCGGGTCCTCGTCGGCCATGATCTTCGCGGCCTGGACGATGTGGTCACAATCCTGCTTGGTCTCGACGCGCCACACCCCGTCTTCGAGGTGGGCGATCGTCTTGCGCTTGGCATCAACATTGATGTCGAGCAGGCCCTTTTTCGCCATTAGTCCTGAACAATCTCAAGCGAAGCGGTGAACACCTCGGCGCTGCCAGGAGTGTAAGCCGCACGAGCTTCGAGCAGGCCGTAAAGGTTGGACGCTCCGGCCACGGGGTGGCAGTTGATCTCGCACGTCGCCTGACCAGCGCCGCCGTCGGTGAACGACTGGTTCATCACAATATCGACCTGGCCGAGATATTTGGCCGCGCCGGTCGCAATGACGATCGCGGCATTGTCGCCGCTGGTGACGGTCGGAAGCACGTTGAACAGATGCAGCCGGAAGGAGGCGTTGGTAACGCCGGTCGTGCTCTTGCTGAGCCGGACGCGGCGAATCTGCAAGGAATGGCCGATGCCATCCGAGCAGCTCGGGAAGTTGAGCGGGACAACCGAGCCCGCAGTCGTGGAGTTGGCGACAATATCGCCGGAAGCATACGCAGTTGTGTCTGCGGGCCTGGTAAAGCTGACCTGAGACACATCACGAGAGTTACAAGTCGCCATGTGCCGTTCCTTGAAAAAAGGGGAGGAGCCGAAGCCCCTCCCCAGTTCAGTTAGCCGTTGGTGTCGGCGACCAGCGCGTGGGCATCCGGAGCACGCATTTCGAGCGTGTATTCCGAGATGATGTCGCGGGTCACAGCGTCACCGACGCGGCCCAGCTCCTGCGGCTCGAAGGCCCGGAGGTAGGACACCGCAACCTTGTCGCTGTCGATGACGTAAACGTCACGTGAGCGCATGGTGCGATTCGGAACGACCTTGAGGTCGCCGAAGTCCGACGCATACAGGTTGGCAGCACCGTCAACGATATTCTTGCCGACGATGAGCTGCGAAACCGAACGACCGGTGAAGCCCGAGAAGATCTGCTTGTTGGTTCCGCCAAGCAGGATCAGGTCGGGCATACCACCATCGACATAAGCGTCGAGGATGGCGTCCTTCAGGAGGGTTTCCGTGAAGGTGCGGAGGTCGCCGGCCGTGCCGTCAGTGGCCGCAGCCGTCGCCGCCGTGGAGTCCGCGCCGGCGCCGTTACGGGAGCCGTTGCCGCTGATCCAGGCATTGAACGAGCGCAGCGTGCGGGCGGTCGTGGTGTTGCCCGAGTTCTGGCCGGTGTTGCCGAGAAGGATCGCTTCCATGTCCTTTCTGAGGACAAGGCCCTTCTTGGCCATCTGGAACGCCAGCATGTCGTCGATGCCGGCGGGATTGACTGCCCGCTCCGTGCCGGTGACAGTCGCGTCACGGCTCGAAATCTGGCAGTAGTTCGACTTACGCGCTGGGTTGGTCGAGGCGGCACGCGACAGCGCATCACCTTCCAGCCGGGCGTTGGACGTGTTCACCGAGTCCAGGCTGTCGAGCGACCATTCGTGGAGAACGGCCGTCGCTTTGGTCTTGGGAACCGCCGACATGAAGGGAGTGTCTGCCGGGCTGATGCGGTAAACCGCGTCGGCAAGGTCCTCCCGGTTGGTCGTCACGTCATAGGTGGCGACCGCATTGGTCACTTTCGTCATTTATTTAAGTCCTATTTCAGGATGCGTTTGAAGACATCGGCAGCGTCTTGAATGCTGCCGGAGCGGTCCAACCGATCGAATGCCTGCTTCAGCCCTTGGCGCTCGACTGCCGCTCTCGGCGTGGCTACTCCCGGCTTCACAACTGGGGCCGACGGCTTGGGTGCTTTGGGAGTCACCTTCGCCTTCGCGGCCATCATCTCGTCATACTTCTGGGCCTTGGCGAGCAACGTCAGCTCAACCGCCGTGAAGGCTTCGAGCGGCGTTTCCTCCGGCACTCCCTGGGCCAGCGCGTAGCGCGCCAGTCCTTCGAATGCCGAATTGGCCTTGGCCGGATCGGAGAAGTCGGGAACCACCTTGACCAGATTCGGCAGAGCCTTGTCGTTGATCTCGGTGATGCGCTGCTGGCGCACCCGTTCCGCTTCCGCTTCCTCCTGCTGGGCGATTTCCTGTCGCTGCTGGGCTACGGATCGGAGAAGGGCTTCCTGTTCCTCGGCTTTCCGGTTGTGGAGATGATATGCGTCCGGGTTATAGTCGCTGGAGTTGGGATCGAGCATTGAGGCTGGCGGTCTCTGGGGGCGCACAACGGACATCAAAAAGTCCGCCGCTTCCCTGAATGCCTGGCGGTTGGTTTTTGCCGCGTTGATTTCGGCCTCGTTGGCCTTCCTCAAGTTGGCGGCTTCCTGGAACTTGGCGTTGACTGCGGCTTCGCGCTCTGCCTCGCGGGCGACGATCTTCTCGCGCACCGGGGCTGGGAGCGTCTGCCACTCTTCGGCCATGTCCGAGGGCCACGAGGGCGGAAGATCGACTTCGGGCTGGGCCTCTTCGGCTGCCGCTTCGTCGGTTTCCGGTTCCTCCTGGCTCTCTGCGGCTTCGGCGTCGCCTTCCGGCTGTTCCTCTTCCGCTTCGATTTCTTCGGCCTCAGCTTCGGGCTGGGCGCTTGCAAACTTGCCGTCCGGGCCTCGTGGTTGGCGGGGAGCGGCGGTGTCGTAACTCTTGAATGCGTCGGCTGCGGCGGCAAACGGGTCGCTTGCCACGGCTTCCGTTTCCGCTGCCCCTTCGGGCTGGGCGGTGTCGGCCATGTTTCACCTATGTGTTAAAGCCCTTGCGGGCGGGGTCACTTCAGCCGTTGCAGCTCAGTGATCTGGTGCGAAGCGAGCTCCCCGGAGCCCACAAGGCTTCCGAAATGCTCCTTCATCTTGCGGCACACCCTGACGGCACGCCACAGATTGTCTCGTTCCTCCGATGTGAAGGTGTCGGCCCACTTGGCCGCATATTGCTGTTCAACCGCGTCGATCGCTTCGAGGAAGTCGGGGAGATATTCTCGGTATTTCGCGCCGAGTGCTGCCCGCTCGCGAAGCTCCTGAATCACTCGCTCAGGCTCCCGCCTTCACGGTTGGCCTTCAGCTTGGACTCGCTATCTTTTCTGGCCGCGTCCCGTTCGCTCAGCGCCTCGCGCATCTGCATCTCACGCTCCTTAAGCTGAAGCTCGGCCTGCAACCGCTGTTCGTTCATCAGAATCTCGGCTTGGGCCTTCTGCCGCTCAAGCTCGATCTTCGCCGCCATCTCCTGCTGCGATAGCTGGAGCTTCAGCGCCGCCTCCTGGCCCTGCTGCTCAAGCTGGGCGGACTTCATCTGCATGTCGCCCTCGTGCTTGGCCTGCTCCATCTGGAGCTTGGCCTGCGCCTCCATCATCTTCGGATCGGGCTGGGGCGGATCGGGGATCACGTTGCCCTGCTCGTCCTTGGGCGGCTCCTGCGCGAAGTCATCGACGTTCTTGACGCCGGCCGCGTTCAGGAATTTCTTCCAGCCGTTGTAAACATGTTCCTTGGTGATGATCGAGGCAAACGGCGAGGCCGCGATTTCCTTCATGCCTTCGAGGATGCCCTGAGCGGTAGCAAGCTGCTGGGCCTTCGATCCCGTTCCCAGCCCGACGGAAATGGACACGTCCATCTCAGCGTTCCAGTCGCGCGGGTCCATCTCGATCCACTTGTTGCGAAGCCGGACCATCCGCGAACGAGGCTGGTGCATGATGAGCAGCTTCAGCATCTTGCGGAACAGGTCCTTGATCCCCGTCTCGGCGAAGATGCGGGCGATCATCTCGGCCCGTGAATTGCGGCCCTCCTCCATGATCGCGGACTGGGTAGCGGTAATCTGCTTTGACTTGTCGAGGGCGTCGGGGTCGAGCCCCTGCCCCTGCTTGGAAATCCCGGTTCTCGCTTCGGCCTGCTGCTCGACATAGGCCAGCATCGGGAAGGACTTGTCAGCAACGAACGGAACCATGATCGGCTCTGGCAACCCGGCGGCCGTGGGAACCACGACCCCCGGAGCGTCCGAGAGCAAGGCGGTCATGGTGCTGCCGTCGGCGCGCTCTGCTGCTTGGGGCAGCGCGATTTTGGGGCTGTTCGTCAAATAGAGGTTGTCGAGCGTCTGACGCCACAGCACCGTGGCAATCCGCTGCTCGTCCATCACCTGGTCCGCTAGGGACTGGCCATAGACCTTGTGCGGCATCGGCACCGGGCACAGCTTGGCGAACAGGCTGAACTCGACCTCTTCGTTGTAGAGAACCACGTTGCCCGAGCGCATGATGCGGCGCTGTTCGGAAATGCCGTCCCCGTCATAATCCACGAGGACAAATTCGTCGTTGAAGTCCAGGAGTTCGTTGGCCTCACCGCCCGAGGCGTCCATCTCCTGCGACCATTGCTCGTCTTCGTAGCGAGCAATCGAGCGGCTGTCCGAAAGGCCATTCGAGGCCTTCGACAGACCCATGATGATCTCGCGGTCGAAACCCATCTCGATCAGTTCCGAGCGGGACTTCTTGGTGACGTGCGCCTCGTAGGGCGGGATGCGGTTGGGCCTTGCGAGAGGCGAGATGCGATATTCTTCCGGCGGAACGTTCTCGATGCACAGCTTGCCGTCGGGGTCGGTCTTGATAACGTCGGCGGTGTAAAGCCCGTTTTCGTCGGGGCCATAGACCGCGTGGGCGTCTTCACCCAGAAGCTGAATCTCTTGTGCGTCCAAATTCTCTAGCCGGACCATCTTGGCCCGGGTCTGGTCTTCCCAATAGAGCTTAACCACTCCCACCTTCTGGAGCAGCGCGTCCTTGAACCAGTCGTGGAAGATCTGGAACCCGCAGTTATCGGTATGCAGGACATAGTTGACGTATTCGGTCGCCTGCTGCGCCTGCTCCTCGTCCTCGGGGGAGCGGGGCTCGAACACCACCGTTTCCTCGGAGGAGGCGAAGGGCTTCAGGATCGCGGCAAGGGCATTGTCAACGGTAATCGCGACGGTGGCGTCCACCACCTTCGATCGACCCGCTCGCTCGTCGCCGTATGGCCGGCGGTAGTAGCGATTGAGTGCGTCGGCCTGCTCGGATGCGATCTCGGTCTCGTAATAGCCGATGGCGCGCTTTTCGTGCTCGTCAAGGATCGCCGCCAGTTCTTCGTCGGACATGGCTCCGCTGTCCTGAGCGTCCCCAGGTTGCGGTTCGTATGCTGTTGCCAAGTCAGAACCTCACCGGCTTGTGGGCCTTGAGCCCGAATGTGAACCTGTGTCCGTCGTCTTCCGAATGGATCGGCTCGAAGTCGCCCTGCCACAGCCAGCGGAAGTCGGTCATCGCCGTCTTTCCGACCTGGTTGTGATACTGTTCCCGATTGAGGAACACGATCGACGCTTCCGAGATGATCCGCGTGTGCGAAGGATCGCCCCACGCCCACACCGACTGCCAGCTTGGACAGTGCGCCGCCAGGATTCCGCCGGGCTTGAGCACTCGCCACGCCTCGAAGAAATCGTGGAAGAACTTTCGAAAATCGCCCTGCTGCCCGATATGTTCGAGCACGCAGTAAGCATGAACCTCATCAAAGCTGTTGTCGTCAAACGGCCACGGCTCGAACGAGTTAAGATCGTGGATGACATCGGCCCCGCAGTCAGGGTCCATGTCGAGGGTCGTCAGATCGGTCCAGTCGTCGTCGGGCTTCAGCTTGAGCTTCTTGACCCGCGAGTTCCCGCAGCCGATCAGCAGCTCAGACAACCCAGCGGGTGTCCTGCGTGGGCATCGCCCGTGTAGTCGGACTGACCGGGCAGGCTACGGCGTAGGTCTCAAGCGACTTGTAGCCGTGGCTATATTCGTCGTGCCGGGGACGGTCCTTGAACACCGCCAGCTTGTCGTCCCACTCCTTGCGGTAGTTATCCAAGCAATCGACCAGGCGCGAACATCGCTCCTCATCGATCCAGACTTGAGCAAGGAACGAGCGCGAGGCATCGATCCCGACCATTTCGTCCGGAATGCGGCCGACAACCTCCCACGGCTTGATCCCGGCCTCTTCGGCCTTGGCCCGGCGCGTGTCCGCTGTCAGTCCCAGCATCCTGTGTTCGATGTCGTGCGGCCCGTAATGCCGGCCGAAATTGTAGCCGCGCTCACTCAAGACCTTGGCGTAATGCGCCCAACCCTCGCCGCTATTCTCGTAATAGTCGATGGCCCGGCGCTCCATTCCGACAGTCTGCCAGAACGTGATCGACATGTTATCGTTGATGCCCAAGTCCCATGACGTATCCACGGGCATGTCGAGGATCGGAATGCGGCATATCCGCTTCTCCGTCCTCATCTTCGCCATTTGCTTGGCGAAATAGGCCCCCTCGATCGACGCCTCGAACGCCTCTTCGGGAGTAGAGGGGAACTCCCGCTTCATGTCGTCGTCT